TTCCCTACAGTTGGAGTTGCTCGTCAGTCAGATAAATACTATATCTATGATCGTGCAAACATGAACCGTACAGGAGATGTTAAGAAATTAGCACCTCGTACAGAAGTAAATCGTATCGGTATGGAAATCTCTAACGATAGCTACTACGCAGACGTATACGGCTTAGGTATGGACTTCGATGAGCAAACTATCGCTAACGAAGACGAAGTATTGTCAATCCGTTCTGCTGGGGCGCAAACACTAATGACACGTCTATTGATAGATCGTGAAGAGCGTTTTGCAAGTACATTCTTTGCTAATAATGTTTGGTCTTCAAATGTATCTGGAGCCACTACAGGAGTTGGTACACCAGTATACTGGAATGACTACACTAACTCAACACCAATCTCAGACGTTACAGTAGCCGCACGTACTATGCAGTTAAAGTCTGGTGGTTACAAGCCAAACACAATGGTTATCGGTAAAGAAGTTCGTGACATCTTAATCAACCACCCTGACATCTTGTCAAGACTAAACGGTGGTTCTACAATCAATAACCCAGCATTAATAGTAGACGCTAAACTAGCTGAGATCTTTGGTGTAGAGAACTTCTTCGTAATGGAAGCTGTTAAGAATACAGCAGCTGAAGGTATCGCGGATGATGAAGTCAATGCTTTCATCGGTGGTAAAAATGCTCTATTATGTTACACACCAAAGTCAACTGGTCTTATGTCACCAGCGGCTGGTATGACATTTGCTTGGAACTCAATTCCATCAGTAAGCAACTTAGGTATTACTGTAGAATCATTCTCTGACGATGCTCTTAAGCGTCAACAAGTTGCAGAACATATCCAAGTTAAAATGGCTTACGACATGAAAGTTGTTGGAGCTGACTTAGGTTACTTCTTTAACGCTATCGTTGAATAAGAACTAAAACATATAAGATACTGGAGTGTCCCCTTAATTGGGGGCATATCCCAACTAAAAATAATATAACATAAATAGTATTCATATAATGGAGAGTAACATGCACCCTACACATTTAGGTTGGCAGGTAGATTGGCCTGTATTTGTAAAGAGACCAATTTCTGCTGATGGTAAGAATTGGAAAGCTGGAGAACATTTTAATTGGTTAGAACGAGGAATGGATGAAATTAAAGTATCTAGTCTGTACGTCACTAACTTTATACACCACAACAAAGAATTAGAGGTTCAGAATAAGGTCGGTGATAGACTATCTGAATTAAATAGTAAACAACTCTCAACATTAGTTGGATTACTTAATAGCGAAGTTAAAGATAGAACCTCAAGTAAGAATGAGTTCGAGGCTAAGAAGTGCAAGATGTCTAAGATAGACGGTAAACAAAGAGGTCTTATTAGACGTTTTCTGAATGGGAACACTTGGGTAACAGAGATATTCTACGACCTAAGAGATAACGCACTCTGAGAATAGTAATAACAATAACGGAGACGACTTATGAGTTGGACATATGATCCCACAGACTTAAATACCACAACGGCTTCTGGTCGTCTCAATACAGTAAGGTTGCTAGTAGGTGATACAGACACTGTAGACCAACAAGTACAGAATGAGGAAGTAAACTTCTCTTTATCTGAGAATGGTAATAACGTATACTACTCAGGTGCTTGGATAGCAAGGATCATAGGCTCTAAATACTCTCGTAGGGTAGATACAGAGCTTAGTGGTTCCCTTAAGGCTAGTTACTCTGACTTAGCTACTCACTATAGAACCCTAGCTGAGAACCTAGAGTACCAAGGTAAGACTTCAGGTGCTTCGGTAGGGGTCTTAGCTGGTGGTATATCTAAGACTAAGGTAGAAGCTGTAAGATCTAATACTGATAGAGTATCAGGATCATTCAGAAGAGATAGATTTAAGAACCCACCGAGTTATAATACACCTGATTACGAATAAGGAGTAGCACATGCCATTTGGATCGTTTGAACTACTTAACCTCGTAAGAGATTTTGGTATTAACTTAACCTTAACTAAGGTAACTGGTGGAGCTTATAACCCTTCTTCTGGATCTATAGATAACTCAACTACACCAGTATATAACGCACTAGGTTATGTATATAACGATAATACAGGTGTTATGGCTGGTAATGATGAAGTCTCTAGGGGTAATCGTAAGTGCGTATTAGCTGGGTTAGACTTAAGTGCTGACCCTGACTTCGAGGACATCATTACAGTAAATGGTGAGGATCTTAAGATAATATCTGTAAACACTATATACTCTAA